AAATATTTGGGCAAAGTTGTGAGGTGGTATCAATCTACTGAGAGCTTGGCACCAATTCTTTATGAAAAAAATGGAAACAAAGTACCTAAATCTGAAGGCGCGCGACAGTGCATGAATATTAAAAATTGGGATGAACAGCCGAAAGACTTAGACAAGGCTTATTATGTTCGTGAATGTATTGAGATAGCTCATCAATTAGGTGCCGAAACCTTTTTAGATCTTAATCAGATATTTGCCAGTAATTTTGGAGTAAAATAATGCCAACAGTTTACGTTATACAAAATGACAATAATAAAGATCTTTCAGATGCTAAACGATATGGGAATCTAGAGGCGGTCTTTTTTAACCCAAGAAAGCCATATGATACAAATTTTTTGTTAGATATGGCTCATAAGGTTTTAAGCAAAATAACGAAATACGATTATATTTTAATGTTGGGTGACCCTGCTCTGTGTGGTGTTTGCACTGCGGTAGCACGCGAATATTGTGATGAAATAAATATACTGTCATGGGATCGAAGGAGCTTTAGCTACTTGCCTTTGACGTTCGATTTTTCAGATGCGGAATGACAACCGCTAATTTCAAAAAGGAGAAAAAAATGTCAAAGCAAAAAGAACCTGACTGGCAAAGTGGTTTGCGTGTTGGTAAACAGAAAGTGCCACCCCGTATTTGTTTGTACGGAGGTCATGGGATCGGCAAGTCTACATTGGCTAGTCAGTTCCCAGAACCAATTTTTATATCTACAGAAGACGGTCTAGATAGTTTGGAGGTCACGAGCTTCCCAAAGGCTACCGAAAACAGTCAGATTATTGATTCGATAGGCACACTGATCAAAGAGGACCACAAATTTAAAACGTGTGTTATTGACTCAGTAGATTGGTTGATTGAACCTTTAATTTCTACCCTCGTAGAAAATAGTCACGAGGCTAAAGATTTAGCTTACGGTAAATTTGCGGTGTTATGTGCTGAAGAATTTCGGGAGATATTGCAAGGTCTGGATGTGCTCCGTCAAAAACGTGGCATGAACATTGTGTTAGTTGCTCACTCTCAAGTATCTAAATTTGAAGATCCAAGAACTGAGCCTTATGATCGATACAGTCCAAAGCTACCAAACAGATGTAATGCCTTACTAATGGAGTGGGTGGATGTTTTAGCATTCTGTGCAATGGATGTGATGATACGAAAATCTGACACTGGCTTTAACACTTCAAAGACACGAGGTGTATCGTCAGGTGAGCGGCTGTTGCACTATGTTGAAACGCCAGCTTTCGCATCTAAAAATCGTTACGGTTGCCCAGAGCAATCACCAATGACCTATGAAGAATTATCTTCTGTAATCCCTGTTGTATAAAGAAAGGAAAAAACAATGCCTAAATTTGGATTTGATGTAAATGAAGTTGAAGCTAATGAGCCGATCAATTATGACCCACTACCAAAGGGTGAATACACTTTGCGTGGCATAGAGGCTGAGTTAAAGGACACCAAAAATAACGCTGGCAGTTACATTTCTGTCAAGTATGAGGTATCTAAAGGTGAATATGAGGGACGTTTAATCTGGTTTAATTTTAACGTCACGAATGCATCTCAACAGGCTGAGACTATCGGTAGACAACAATTAGTTGCTTGGGCAACGGCTTGTGGTAAATCTGACTGTGATGACACTGATTTGTTAATGGAAAAACCATTTCAGGCAAATGTTGGAATACGGACAGGAACAAATGGTTATGCCGATAAAAACGAGATAACAGGTTTTCTGTTTAAACCTACAGCAAAGCCACGGTCTGCCCCTAAATCGGCACCTGTGGAAACTCCGTCAAGTTCGGGTAAGCCTTGGGACTAACAATAACAGGGGAGGGTTATCCCTCCCCATAAGGATTTTTTTATGGTTGCGTTTCCTAAATCCCCAGAACAAATTCTTATAGATGCAATGTATAAATCCTATGCGAAAACAGAAAGCCTGTCGTTTAGTCGATTGGGTGCGTCTGGTATCGGTGAAGAATGTATTCGTAAAATATGGTTTAACTGGCGTGGATTTTCTAAAAAACAATTTGAAGGACGGATTTTAAGACTGTTTGAAACAGGCCATTTACAAGAGGAGCGTGTCATTCAGGATTTGATTCGATCTGGTAAAGACGTTTACTTTGTTAATGACTACGGTAGTCAATATGAATTTGAGCACGATAGTGGTCACTTCATTTGTAAGGCAGATGGTGTTATTAAACATCAAGACAAAAATCATTTATTAGAGATTAAAACCCATAATAAAAAATCATTTAGTGCATTACAGAGACACGGTGTAGAAAAGTCTAAACCCGTTCATTATAGCCAAATGCAAATCTCTATGTATTTAGGACACTTCACACGAGGCTTATATGTGTCGTTATGTAAAGATGACGAACATTATTATGTTGAAAGAATAAAAGAGGATAAAACTCATCAAAAATCATTGATCAAAAAAATAGAAAGTTTGATTAATGCGCGCATGAGGCCAACAGGCATTAGTGAAGATGCCAGTATATTTGCTTGCAAATTTTGTGATCACAAAGATGTGTGCGTTAAAGAAACAAAACCTCTGTTTCACTGTCGCACTTGTGTGTATGCAATACCTGTACATAATGGTGGATGGAATTGTGACTTGCATGGTACGCTTTTAAACAAGCAACAACAACTCATAGGATGTGAGGATTATCAGGGATTATGATTACCATTGGAATAGACCCTGGCCTTACTGGAGCCATTGGAGTGTTAAATGATGGTCATTACGTTGTGGTGCATGATATGCCCGTTATTTTAAAGGGTAAAGGCAAAGTTAAAAATGAGGTAGACGTTGCTGGTGTTATTCGATTTTTGAGGCAATACGGAGAACCTTCTGAATATATTTCTTGTGTTATTGAGCGTGTTAATGCAAGACCAAATCAGGGTGTATCAACCATTTTTTCGTTGGGTGATAGTTTTGGTTGTGCTCGTTCTGCTGTATCGGCTTGCCGTTTTGAACTACGGTATGTAACGCCACAGGTATGGAAAAAACATTTTAAATTAAGTTCTGACAAAGAAGAATGCCGTGCAATGGCTGTTAAGCTATGGCCTGACGCACCATTGCATTTAAAGAAACACCAAGACAGGGCCGAAGCCCTGTTGATGTCTAAATGGCTGTACGATACTTTTTACGACTGACTTTTTATCTATTTAAAGCCCAATCGTCATAATCTTTAATATTTTGAGAATACTCTTCCATTTCTTGAACAGTCATTTGACATTCAAATGCTTCTTGAAGTAAAGATGGATTTTGGACTACTCTTTTGCGCCAAAACTTAATTTCATCGGAATAAATGCTTTCAGTTAAAATTTTATTAATGCTCATGTCAATTTCTCCGTTATAAGTTATTCTTTATTTATATACCCTACTTCACTTAGGGTCAACCCTTAAAAACAAGTTTTTTTCATCTTTTCTTCTACGATTTAAACCCCTGATGTACTTGCCTGATGCGTAGCTCCACTTTGGGAACTCTTTGCTTGCACCTTCCATATCGCCTTTCAAAAGTTTTTTTCTAAGTGTGGATGAACCTAGACTTCCACTGCCTAGATTATAAGTAAAGCTAACTAGGGCATCAAACTGTGACTGTGTTAGTGACACTGGCACCAGTCGCCGCACTGCTTTTTCGTATTGCACCAATTGGTGTTGAAGTAACGCCATCGCTTCATCTTTTGTAACAGGTGGCGTATTTTGGGTAACACGGCTGTTGTCAGCCAATCTGGTTGACCCATACCCGATTGTCCATACATTTGCAGAGCAACGATATGGAGCATTTCTAAACCCTTCCCAATGGCATATTAAGTCAATTCCTGCCTGTGATGTTTTAGTTACTTTCTGGACATCCATGCTTGCATACCAAAAAATGCTCCGATGATGCCTGCCAGCGCAACAAACAGCGTTGATAGAAGGCCAGATAAAGCCGTGATTCTAGTATCTGGTATCAGTCCAGATAACAGTAACCCTGTCAGAATGACTATTACTACAAAACTAGCAATGGTTATACGGCTCTGTATGCTTGCTTTTTCATATGCAGTGTGAACTTGTACTTCTTCACTGCTTATAACACCATCCCCGTCACGGTCCATTTCTTTTTCAAATTTTATAGCATTCATGCTCTACTCTTTTTTGTAGGTTTAGCAGTTTTGGCTGATTGCACAAAAGCCTTAGCCGTTGGAGCACCTGGACTTCCTACTTTACGAGTTGGCTCTACTTTTTTTCCAGCAGTTTTTTGAGCCGCTTGTCTTTTTTGTTTAGCATGAATATTTGCATACAACCCTCTTTTCGGTGCCATTACTTATCCCTTCCATTGTTAATACGATCACGCAAATCATTCACCAATTTAAATAACACCTCAATTTTTTTAGAAGCCTCTTCTTGTAAAACTTTAACCCTCACAAGGGCGTACACGATTCCTCCGACGAAAATGGTTAATCCTAGCCCTACATTGATGGCTTCTGTTATACTAATTCCCCCGTTCTCCATAGCTTACTTCCTGAACATCCTACTCCCAAAATAAAATGAAATAATGCTGGCTAGGATCGGGCTATCAACATCATTTGACCATACCAGCGGTAAAGCGTCTTTTATCATCATGCCCTCGTATTGGATCATTCCAAACAAGGCAAATGATTTTATTCCAATATAAAATAACAGGAATAAATAACTAATTGTCGGTCTTACACTAGCGCGATACGCACCGACCCAACCATCATTTTTCTCAGTGCTTGCCTGTTGATATAAGGCTACAGTTTCCGCAGATAAAGCTTGCACCTCTGCCTTGTCACGCTCAAATTCAGCCGTGATTCTTGTCAACTCAGCTTGCTTATCCATTAAAGCAAGTTCTTGTTTATTATCTTCTTTTTGCTTAAAAAAATCCAAAACAGAGGGTAGAAAGCTGCTTCCAAACCCAATAAGCGATCCGATAATTGTGAGCATTATTTAAGCTCCGTTAATTAATTAAAAGCGGCCATTAGCAAACTAATCACCAGGAAGGCCGAAAAAAATAACATTAGTAATTGTACAATTACGGTTTGATCACCTACCCACTTATGAATTTTATCTAATAATTTTGGCATAGTTAGTCCTCTGTATTGTATGGCTCTATTTGATCAAATTTTTGAGTGTTTTGCACTTCTCGTATCAGAGCTTTATTTGCTTCTCTAGTTCCCTGAGATAATAACTTTTCACCTCTAATTTCTCTACCTGTTTTAGAGCTAACAATTTTATCTATAGCTTTTATTGCGGTTGCTACTTCTTCAGGCGGTCCAGTTAACAATTCTGCCATACGAACTTTAACAGTTCCTGGAACTGCGCTGTTCTTAATAATTTTTATAGCATTAGGTAATATACGCATAAAATTCAGAGTATCTAAAGATGTTTCAATTCCTTGTTGAATGCCGTCCGATAGAGCATCATCTAATTTTTGGTTACTATTTTGTAATTTACGAGTTGCAGACTGTTTTAGCAAAGCTGATGTTTTAATAAAAAATTCTGATTCAGCTAAAAGTGCATTTTTTATAAATTGAAAATCAGCAGGGTCATCACCTAGTAATGCTTCTAATTTATTTTGTACATTTGGCGATTCAATAAAACGAGCAAAGTTTTTATTTGTATCAGGTGCATCCAAGAATTTATTTATTAAACTATCTGCCGATCCTAAAACATAAGAATCACGATCTACGCCTGATAAATTTTCCATAGTGTTTTTAATTTCAAAAGGACTTATTTCTTTATTGTTAAAATCTTTTGCACCTTTTTCTAATGCTTCTAATCGTGTAGATGCGTCTGAAAATTCTCTTCGTGCTTTTTGATACAGACTTACACCATCCCCATATTTTGAAGCATCTAAATCATCGACACGTTTAAGAAAAGCCTGTTTATCTTTTACTAGTTCTCCAAATTCACCTTGATCGTTAGTTTTGGCTGTATTTATTTTTTTATCTATTGCTAGTTTTATAGCATTAACTGCTCTAACATTTAAACCTGTGACTACACCCTTTTCATCTATATCTATTCTTAAAGGTGGTAAATCATCAAGTATTTCATCAGATACATCATCTCTATTAGCTGCTCTATTCTGTAGACTTTTTGCTTCAGGAACAAATTTTCTAAAATTTTCACTATTAATATATTTTATTAACTTTGGATCAGTAATTACTTCACCATCTTGAAACGCCAACTTATAAGATTTATCGGCTAAAATTGCTCTCTCACCTTTTGTATTAAATTCAATTTCGGCTCGATTTCTAGTTCCAAGTTTTTTTTCTATAATACTTCTTACTCTATCTCTTGCATCTTTCTGCGCTTGTCGCTTATTTGATAAAATAATATTAGCTGCTTTTCCTGACGAATGACCTATACCTTGAGCTAAATCAAAAATATTATCACCAGAATCAGACAGGGTAACAGGCACTCCGAACTCATCACGAGTATTACTAATTATTTTCTGTGCATCTTGGATTGTTAAATTATCGTCACCTAATGTGTCTTTAATAATGGTAGCTGCTTTATCTGTAATTACATCGCCTTCAGGATTTCTAAATCGATCTATAACATTTTTACCTACTTTTCCTAATCCTCTTACTGCTGCTGTGCCTAACGGACCAAAAGCAGCACCAAATGGCGCGGTATACATTGCTGTACCCAATCTATCTCTATCGGTATAAGTGCCATCCTCAAGCCTACTTTCTTCGGCTGAATTGTACCCAGTAAGACCTGCTGAAGCTGCACCTGTGATAGCAGCTCGTCTATAACGACCACCCATTAATGCATTTAATGCTTGTCTTAATGCCCCCCCTTGACGGGCAAAATTAGCTGCAGCTACAACTCTTCCTCCAGGAATAGGAGAAAACAATGCCCCTAGTGTTGGAAGAGTGCCACCTACAGCTTCTAAAGCTGGAGCTAAAACAGGGTTATCATCTTTATAATTTTTATAATATTTTTCTTTTTCTCTTAAAATGTCTTCATAATTACTGTCATCAATTTTAGATGTTAAATAGGCTTCGGCTTTTCGCACTGCTAAATCTTGAATTGCCTCCTGTTCACTGCCAGCACCCATTAAAATACCTTCTTTAAGAGCTTGTAATGCACTCATCCACTTTGCTCCTCAATTTGTTCTAATTTATGATTATTATTTTGATAATCTGTATATCCTTCATATGGAGCTTTAAATCTTTCACTACTTCCAAACCAATTTATATCGGCCTGATTATTATGAATTAATCTTTTTAAGGCTTTTACTGATAGCTCTATAACTTTTGCTCTATCCTCTCTACTTAGTGATTTAGCACCACTTAATTGTTCTAGAGCTTCTCTTTCCCCGTCAGAAATTTGACCGCCAAAAGTAGCTTTAAGTTTTTGCAATGCTTCACCTGATAAAATACGATTCAGTTGTATTGTAGCTCGCACCCTTTCATTTGAAGGATCAGCCTTTCTTTGTAAATTAAATGCTACTATGTCCTTAGGTGAACTGTCATAAGAAAGTGATATTAGTTTTTCAGCAAGACCCAATTGAATTAAACTTGCTTGTGCTGTTTTAACTTGATCGTTTAAATCTCCAACTTTTTTACCTAAATATGTCGGCATTTTATTTTCAAGTTGAGCTTTTCTTGCTCTTTCTTCTTCATACTTATTATACCAAAGAGTAGATCCAATTTTAATATCTGGATTCATATCTTTTAACATTTTTCCAATTTCAGTTTTTGGAGATGCTATGTCTGTAAGATATTTTTGTTTCTTTAAATATAAGGTTGATAATTTAATTGCTAATTCTTGTCCTTTAATGCCTGATTCATTAAGAATTTTATAAAGTTGTAATTTTTCGGCTCTAAGTTTTTCAGCGTCTTTATAAGATAAATCTTTAACTTTATTTAACCTATTATCTATTTTTGCTAATTTACTAGCCGCCATTTTTAACTGTAACGCCTGTGCAGATCGTTCAGATGTTCTTGTATCTTTAGAAAATTTTCCAAATTCTTTTGCAGCAAGTCCTAAACTTTCACCAAAAGTTCCTGTCTTGGTTGGAGCACTTAATGCTGAAGCTAAATTGAACCATAACTCTGCTTTGTCTGGTCCTTGTTGTGTATTTTCAATCATCTTCAATAATTGCTCATCATAGGCAGATTGAGCACCTGTCTGTTGACCACTTAAACTTTGTATTTCTGGACTGTATCTAGACGTTGTACTTGTAGAGGGATTTAACATTTGATTAAGTACATCTGCAGCACTAATATCAACAGTTTGGCTTTCATCAATTACTTCGTTAGGTGTTTTAACAACAACAGTTTCTGTTTCTTTAACATTAGGAACAACTTGATCATTAGGAACAGGCGCAAATGCATCATATGGTGGCAACACTTCTACTCGTACACCTGTGCGTTCAGCACCATAAGGATTAGTATATCCTCCACCAAGTTCATAGCCTTTAACCTCACCGCCTCTGTTGTACCAGCTTCGATTTTCATTTCTTCCAAAATCAACAAAGTGTTCTTTAGCTATTTCATTCATACGATCTGTGCGTGCTACGCTTGGAGCAAGTCCTTCGGCATCAGCCACTCTATTTGCATGATCAAAAACATCTTGATTGTTAGTTAAGTAATTAAATCCTGAAGCAACATTATTACTTGCAGTGGCAAGTGGATCTATTGCTCTTGCTGATGCATCTGTGTAAGTAGAAGCAGCAATTGGAACTGGATTAGCTAAGTTCGCTAAAATTTGGTCTTGTTGATTGGCAAATTGAAGAAAATTATCAGTAACTTCTCCATCTACTACTGGAGGATTATCAGGATCAAAATATGCTTGATCTACTGTCATAACTGGGCCAGTAAATGGTGGATTAGGATTAATTACACTAGGGTTTCTTGTAATAAAATCGGCAGACGGATCTATTTGATTTGAAGGCGTGCTGTTAAAATCAGGATTCCTTAAAATGTTGCCATAGTAATTACCAATCTGATCTGCTACCAATTGATTGCCAGTATTATTAATTCCTAAATTTGCAAATTCATTTTCATAAGTTCTTAAAAATTCGTTTCGTTGTGCATCGCTAACTGGACCACGATTTGTTTCTCCATCTCCAGGCTGTCTTCCTAGATACATTGTAAACATATCTTCATATGTTTGAGGCTGTTGTTGGGAAGGCGTTGTACGAAATTGAGAACTCTCATACATAGGTCTGTTGCTTAAACGAAATTGATATTGATCTTGATAATTATCAAATTCAGCTTGTTTTGCAGAGTCAAATGTTAATGTTCCTGGCGTTGTTATTGTTTCTCCCGTTTCTTCGTCAATAGTTTCAACATCTGGCCCCATTTCTCCCGTGTATTGAGCCATAGTAGGAGTAGCTAAACCGTACTGTCTCATCAACCTGTTTAGATTATAACCCATAGCTTAATCCTTAGTTAAATAATTTAACGTATACCTAATTTACCACCTGATAAAGAATCTAATCCTTTATATGTAGCAAAGCCTGCAGCTATTTGTGATAGTGGGCTTGGAGAATAAGTAGCACCCTGTGACGTTCCGCTTTGAGTAGTTCTTGTTGGCGTTATTGGTGCCAAGCCTCTTAATTGTGTACTTAAAAAATCTGCCTGTTGTCTAGGATACATTTGTTGATCTAGAAATTCTTTTTCTGCCGCACTTAATTGTTGTTGCATTTGAACTTGCTGAGATTGCCCTGCCGCTTCTAATGCGGCGGTATCAGCATAACCAAGTGCTTGTCTTTGAGCACCAAGATCGGACAGCCCACTTAAAGCTCCAATTTGTCGATTTAAATCAGATTCCTGTATTTGAGCGACTGTTTGACCAAGACCTGCTTGTCTTGCCATGTCTGCCTGTTTGTTTGCTATTGCCTGTTGATAACCTGTGTTCATCATATTAGCTTGTGCATTTAACAGATTTTCTGACTCATCTCTTACAGCCCTAGATCCAAAATCACCCATACGACTAGAGCCAAATTGACCTGCTTTTATAAAACTGTCAGACACAGCAGGTAGTAGATTTTCGGATAAATTTCTAGCACTTCTCTGTGCCATTCTATCCATAACCTCTGTTTGATAAGGGTTCATATAATTTTGTATGTTGCCATACGATGTTTCACCAGCCTTATCAAAATAACTTCTAGCTTTTTCTTGAGCAGTGTTTGTAGCCATCATTGCTGGGTTTTGCATATTGGTTGGAAGCATACTAGTCGGTGTGTCAGGCAATGGTGCCAAACCAGCCACAGCCCTTAATCCTGCTTGTGAGGCGTTTAAATCTGGCAAGTATGCGTTTTGATTTGATTGTACGTTTGTATATGCTTCTTGTTGTAACGGAGATAAGTCTGCAACTGTTGGTAATTGATAGCCCTCAAACGGACGGTTTGCTAAATTTTGAGATAGCTGTACTTGATTAAATATAGCATCTTGCATCCATTTTGGGGTTTCACTTGTACTCGTGGAATAACTTGTAGCTGTTTGTGGCGAACCTTGAAATAAACTACCCATTATGCAATCCTTTTCATGTATTCAAGTGGTGACTTAGCGTCTGGGCTAAATCGACCATCTGCCAGAGCTTTTCCTTTGTGCGATCTTAGATTTTTTCGCATTTGATTTAACATACTAGCCCCTGCTTTATTAGAGCCGTTCCCCAGCATTGAGACTGACTCAGCGTCTATAACATATTCCCCATCTGACAGTCTCGCATTTATTAAGTCATCACGACCATCTCCAGACCCCGTAGCATATCCTGGAATGGCACTAAGACCACCTCTTGCATATCGTTGTGATGTAACCGATTGTACTAAATTTGGTTGTTGGTTAAACATACCCCTACCTACTTCAGATTGAAATTTATTATTAGTAATAAATTCTGTAACGCTTGTTCCTTTAGCATTTGCTGCCGCTTGAATTTTATTCCAATCCCAAGTAGCTAAATTTCTATTAAAATATTCTTCTTGGGCCTTAGTTAATTTAGGTGGAGTTACGCCTTTGTCTGATCCTCCGTCCATTGATGCTAACAAGGCCGTAATCCCTCCTATTTTAACAGCATCAGTACTAAGAAGTTTAGATAATATTCCTTCTTCTGCCATACTTCCTTCTATAGCATTCATATTGCTTATTGCATCAGCATTACTGACAGCAGGAGTAGGAGGTGCGTTTACAGCATCCATATCATTTACAGCATCCATATCATTTACTAGTGATGCATTTCCTGCTGTTTGCACATCATTTGGGTTAGATAAATTTAAAGTCGTTGCATTACCTGGATTTCCATTTGAAATAGGAATTAGTGGTCCCTCTGTAACAATTGGAACCCTTGCAGATGCAAAATTAGAACCACCCAGTAATTCATTGTCACTGTAACTTGCCATTGATGGATTAGGTGCCATAAAATCAAATGTGTCTATATTTGTGTCTACGAAACTATCAGCAACAGGAGAACCAACTTCACTAAAATAATTATCTGACATTCCTGAAAATCCTGTATTAGTAGCATTAGATAAACCGCCAATACCACTTTTAATATTGTTTATTACTGAGGTACTAGCTTTTGAAATCATAGGAGCAACAACACCCCCAACACCGCCAACGAGTGCATTTACACCTACATTTCCACCAGTAAGCGAGGCTCGTGCAGCTCCAGTTAATGCTCCTAGAGCACCTCTCGCCAACATATTTGTCCCTGTTTGTCCTAGTGAGCTTGCTAAATCTGGAGCTACATTACTAAAAAATGAACTAAGCCCGTCAGCACCTTGAGTAAAACCACCAAAACCTCCAGTGATAGCACCTAACAGTGGATCACCGCCCGTAACAAATGAAGTTGCACCACCTAAAAGTGCTCCACCCGCCACATTCGCAGCGGCACCACTTAATCCAATTGCTGTTCCAATGGCTGTTCCAAGTCCAGGTAAAGCAAAACTTAAAGCAATTGGCAACGCTACTTTAAGTATGTTTTTTAAACCTTTATATTCTTGTAACCCTGTGTTTGGATTAACAG